TTTTTACCTTTGATGATGGTGAAGATGTGCTCTACACCAAAATCTTCTTTGCTGTAGTAATCAAGTAGTTTCATTTTACTTTACCGTGAAGAGGGCAGTCACCATTCACCCATTTTTTATCATCGGGCATTTCTTCATTATCCATCACAGGACACTTACAACCCATCATCACAGCAGAACTACTACCAGGAACCAGACCTTTCCATTCCTTATGATACTCTGCAGTCATCGCATCCATTTCCCCATCAGTATATTGAGGATTATCAGGATTTTCAAAACGTGAGAGTTTTGCTTTCAGGTCACGGATTTCTGTTTCCAGTTTTCCTACATAATTATCCTGTTTAGTCTCATATTCAAGGATTTTTTCACGATAATCCTCAACCAATTTCAAATCATAATCCTCAGCAGTCTTACGCATTTCTTCGGTGCTACGCATATCATTAAAGGCAACATAGCAAGCACCTTTGGCAATACCTGCCTCATTATGACCCATCGCACCAGCAAACTTGGCAAACAGTTGGAAGAGTTGAATGCTATTCAGGTCTTCTGCAGGGCACTCAAAAGTAATGTGCTCTTCTGGAATCATCTCATCATCGTAGATACCACCTTTATGATCCCAAGTGGAATCAAATTTCAATGTAACTTTTGCGGAGTGCATAATGCGGGTTTTGCGGAATACAAATACTATAAAGCACCCCAACCCGAAAGTCAAGGTGCCTGTGCCAGTTGTTAAAGTGGATTTCAGAACTTATAATCGCCCTCATAGTATGCGGAGATTACTTTATCGTAGTTTGCTGTTGGACAATTTGATAAACGATGATGAAGATGATTTAACCCAGAGATCTCATATTCTTCAACATTAATGTCTTGTAGAAGACCAATAAGACTCTTTCGTTCGTTTGATGTCCTCGGATTACGAAGAGCACAACGATTCATTCCTTCTAGATTCCTGTAAGTTCTGGACATTTTCCTATCCTCAATTACATTTGAAAGTTTATCACTCTTTTTGATTTTGTGCAAATTCTTTTTGCAATTCTTTGGCAATTTTCATAGAACGACGCCAAATCAAATATTTAATTAAAGGATTTGCTGGATTGTGTAATGCCCACCACTTAACCTTTTCGTATTGCACTCTTGCAAGTTGTGTCAGCATATAAAATGCCCTCGCTATGGAATTGTCTGTTGCTATAAGATAGGCAACAATTGCAAAGAGTGCAAACCAGGCGTAGTAATAGGTCATAGTGATTTCAGATTTTATGCACCAAATCCTTTAGATTTGGATTTCTTCTTATCTATAACATTTATAAGATCCAAAAAATCTGGAATCTGACAATGCTGCCACCAATACACCTGAGTATCCTCCCAGTTATCAAAAATTACCTTTGTATCATTTTTTAGAGTGATTTCATAGGTATGTCTATCATAAGGAGCATCAGATGTACAAGAAAAACTACTCAATACCATCAAACTTCCTCATGAAACGAACACAATTCTTAAATTTCCTCCATTCATCATCTGAGAAATTATCAGATGCATAAGGAATACCAACAACTGTGGCACAAACACGATTGACATTTATACGAATCATCATGTCTTCTGCAAAAACAGGATTGTTGCAAAGAACAATGAATGGAATAAGAAGTGCTTTTTTCATTTTAGGAAGTTTTCAAGACTAGATGTGGTTTTCTTTCTGGACATTTTAACTTGTTTTTCAATATAAGTCTTTGCAGTCTTATAGTTGTTAGTAGTATGAACTTGCTGTCCCTTGTGAACAATAATAAACTTATTTCCACAAGGAACTGCTGCCCATTCCATATCCTTACTTACATATCCATTTGGATCTCCAGGTTTCGGATTCAGAATACCTTCGTTTTGAGTGTTCATCAGTAGATAATTGTAGAGGACATTACCCGTGCATTCGGATATTGTGCAAGAGCAACTTGAATTGCCTCTTGACGATTGCGGGCATAACAGTCAACATAGAAAGTTTGACCACTGACCATGCAAGTAACACGATGCTTCATAATTTAAACCTCACTTGTTAATTGTAGAAATTACAGGTTGCCCCTGAACAAATGCCATATCAGCAACAGATTGCAGTCGTCGTGCGGTTGCAATCCCAGTATTAGCATACACCGGAACATGAATAAAACCATAGGATTTCACATAATCTTCGGTTTTACCAGGAGTCAGAGACCCCTCTGAGAGACGCCTAGAATCCTCTGGATGAAGGCGCACCACACGCCCAATGGTTTGCACCATAGAAGTATAGTCCATGTTCCTCATGAGGATGCAGGAGGTCAATCCTGGGCAATCAATACCCTCAGAAAGAATGGAGTAGTGAAGAAGAACAAACTTCTTGGTAGAATCTGCACCGTATTCCTTGAGAGTTTCAAAGAATACATCACGCTTGACTTTTTGATTGTTAATGAATGCACCATGCTTAGCAGTAATCCACAGAATCTCATAACCATGAGACTGAATCTCAGTCATAAAATCAGTTTCGGCAAGCATACGAATCATTACCTTAGTATTCGGTGCTGCAACCAGAACCTTTTCCATGTTCTCTTCATTCAGAATAGTATCCAGAAGAGTCATGCAATCATGTTCTGCACCAAATTCTTTATTACGAACAACATTCCTTTCCTGAGTATTGATTTGTGGAGGAACAATGAATCCCTCCTTAACCATATCAGAAGCAGAAATATTCGTAATCATTTGACCATACACATGACTCCAGTTCATACCAGGTTTGTTGTAAACATTAGAATACTTTGGAGTTGCAGTATAAGAATAGAATCGCTTGGACTTCTGAGACAATTGCTCCACATAAGGAAAGAAATCCTTACGAACGGAATTATGTGCCTCATCCATATGAACGGTATCAATTTCAATACCAGACTCAATCAGACGATGAAGAGAATGATACGTTGTAAAGATCAGTTTATGACCTTCAACATTCTCATGCCATTCACGAATCATCTTAGGACTGGTAGTGCAGAAATGATCAGTATCACCAGAATGCACATGAAGAATGTGAGCATTATTAATGTACTTGATGTAATCCGAACACAACTGAGAAGTCAACAGGATTCGTGGAGAAATCACAACAACAGTTTGATGCTGAGACTTCTTATACTCACGAATAGTATCTCCGATACCAATCAGAGTCTTACCTGCACCAGTCACGGCACAGACAACACCTCTGGAATATTTGGAGAGCATGTCAAGAGCACTTTGCTGATGAGGACGAAACTGAATCATGGGGTGATTGGTTGACTTCACGTATTATAGCAATAAAAAATCCCCTTGTAGGGGATGGTGTGGACGGTTCTTCAGGTGTCCTATAGAAGCTTAGATTCTCATCTTCAACGGAGACAAACCTAGTCTAGCAGTATTTTAGTAAAGTGTCAATCGTCCGCAAAGCGGATGCGGTGCGGCAGGGGCGCTGGGGCGGTGGCGTTGTGGGAATAAAGCATGGTTAGACCAGCGTGATGCCCCATTTGAAGGCCAACCATGCCTGCAGTGAGTCTCGATCAGTGCTGTTCAGCACAGAGGAGAAGACGATGTATTCGCCAATCAAGCCGCACCAGCCGCGATTAAGGTTTGAGTTGCCGCGATCGTTGCCAATCTGGAAGCCGCCAGTAGTGCTGAACGTGGTGCTGGATGAATTATTGATACGCATGATCGCAGGGTTGTCAATAGAAGGCGAGTTAAATAACGCTCCTGAGAACCTGTTGCTGGTGCCACCATTGACAAACAGCCGATTGAAGCCTGTGCCCGACTGATCAAGCGATTGGTTGTATGCCAGCATGTACCAGGCATTGGTGTACGAAGTAAAAAGGCCGGCATAATTGCTTGCAGTGCCACCGAAGCTTGCATCGACAACTACATACACCTCGCCGATTGTTGTGGAAGTGCTGCTGCTGTTATACATGAACCTGGCGTGAGACGGACTTGTGCCCCAGTCCAAGCATTTTTTGCTGTTGATGCCAGTCACATACTGTGGGCTTGTGCCACCAACCGATAATGTCCAGCCATTGCTTCCCTTGTCTGTAACCGCAGTAATTGCTGTGCCCGAAGTTGTCACTTTTGTCTCATCGGCAAAATCGTACCAAAGGACAGGTGACAGCCCTGCCGTGGGATCGGTGAGGACTTGCGGCCAAATCCCGGCACGCTTCGCCACGCTCTGCTCATTCTGGAACCACAGGCCAGACGCTGTGCCGGTTGTCGGTGTGCGCTGGACGCCCATCAATCCGCCGTTAAAGCCGAGCATCAGCTGATGTCCTCGTAGGAGATGACCAGCTCCAGGTCGCCAGCAGCGCTGGCCTGTGCGCGGAGACTGTGGCCTTCCTCTAGGTAGATGTATGCCTCGCGGGTTACGAGGACTTGAGTGGCGTCAGCCGGTACGGCGATGGTCTTGCCGATCGCAAACCCCGTCGTGCCGTTGTAGTGCTCCAAACTGATGTCAGCAGTTGCGGAGCCGTCCACGTTGGCGCAGTACACCGAGTTAATCTTCAGCACCTTGCCGCTGCTGGCGCCATTGCTCAACGCTGCAGCCATCGAGGTAGTCACCGCATAGCCCACGGTCTTGCCGGTGACGGTCGTGACGGAGCTGCCTGATTTGATGTTGGGAGCTGCCATGAATCAGTCCCAGACGGTGTAGGGGTCTTCGTCCCAGTATAGGAATGACGCGAAGTCATAAGTGCTTACGTCGGCAATCACAGAAGCTGCGCCACCTGCCAAGGTGATCGTAATGCTCTGCTGCAGGCCGTTGGTGGTCACAGCAGCTCCAGTTGCCAGCGTGATGATCACCGCCAGCTCAGTGCCACTGGCAAACGCACCATCAGGCGGCACGGTTTCAAGCGCCAGCTCGACGTTGTAACGTCCGCAGTAAACGTCATCCACGGATGGCGGGTCCGTGTACCGCCAGCGGTAATCCGTCAGTTCGTAGTCGCTGATGGTTGTGACGCCGCTCCAAATGCTGGACGGCAGGGTAAAGCTCTCAAAGCTGCCGAACTGGCCTTGATAGTGGCTGAGGATGCTGAGCATGTCAGCTTCAGCCAGGGCAATAAAGCTCAGCCGCACTGAGCTGCTGAGCATCACGTTGCTGTGGCGCACGCGATTCTGCAGGCCGTTGTAGGTGGTGAACGGCGTGTGCGGATACTCGCCTGGCGTGAAGGCGCGGGTTGCTGGCGTTAGGGAAGGGAAGGTAGCCATGACTAAACAATCTGCTCAATCCGCACGGCTGTGATGTTGCTAGCTTGCCTGGCTGCAAACCATCCGCCAAATGCTAGATCATAGGCATAAGCAGAAGGCGCACCTTGAAAGTCTCCTATGTATGGTGGATAGGTATAGCTGGTGTAGGAGCTAAATTCCCAGACGCCGGCAATAAGTACAGAGAAGGTGTAGTTCTGGCTGACAATGCCAGGGCCAACAGTGGCGCTGCTAACGACTTGGATGCCGTTGTTGCAGGTAAGTTCTGATGTTATCGTTGGCCCAGCACCTACTTGTAAGACGACCGAATTTGGCCCAAGAGTAGATGCAGGGAAGAATCCGATCGGGTTGTTAACGGCTACAGGGACCGTATAAACAGGAGTGCCGCCTGTGTAGTCAACGGTTGCTACTAGCACTCCATTCTCGTACCAATTAACAACAGCCACCCCGGATGCACCGCATGGCCCGGCAACTGGCACAATGATTGATCCGGCTGGTGGTGCAATTGATAATGGGAATGCTTGCATTTGGAATGCAGGAACATCCAACCCATCGTCAGTGTTGCCGGTGTCGCCAGTCGGCGCTGAATCGTTGAAGCCCAGACCGCCGCCGCTCGGGGATAGCTCCAGTGGGTCATCACCATCAGCGTCCGTGAACGTCTCAGCCGGGATGGTGTTATCGCTGCTGGAGTTCACATCACAGCTCACGCCGGTGCGGCCACTTGGCAGGATGATGCCGGTGCCGACAGCAGCAGCCACATCCAATGCGATCAGGCTGCGGCCTTGGTCGTCGATCGGAAAGTGCGTGGCCTCATAGCTCACATCACCCGCCAGTGTCTTGGTGATCCGCTCCACCTGGTAGAGGTAGTCATGCACTGAGTTGGCGTAGGTGGTGTTGTCACGCGCCAGCTGCACGCGGATGA